GTCTTTCTCGACTGGCACCAAAATGCTTCGGCAATTAGGGTGTAACGGCGGTACCCGCTTTGCCGGATCGTTTATTTCCCAAACTGAACCATCCAAAGATGCACAAAGTTTTGATGTTCTACCATCCAACGTTGCGACAAGCTTTACGTATTCAAAGCCGATCTGGTTAAAGCTACTGAGGTAAGCTTGATTAGCAACATGACTACGAACTGTTCTTACGGTACGTTCAATATCCGTCTTAGAGCTACTTAAAAGCCCATCCTCATAATTAAGGCGCTTGGTGCCGCGAATACGCTGAACTATTTCCTGATTTGTTTTACCTGAGTTGATACCATCCCGAATTGCATACTCAACCTTTTGACGGGCATTTTCAGCAATCTTGGAAAGAAGATCATCAACAAGAGCCCCACCTACCAATGGTATTTTTTTAGCTGCTGTATATAGCTTTTCACCATTTGGCTTTTCGATCTTGCCTCCATATAGCTTCGCCGTGTAATTAGCTTCATAAACTGCCAAGGCAGTAGCAGAAACAGCGAAAGCTTCAGGTAATGCAGTGTTTATTGCAGTAAACCACTGAGCAATCAGATCACGAACTTCCTTCAGATTAGCTGTAGTGTACTGTCCACTTGCTAGAGCCATCTTTTCAGAATCATTTAATTCATCAAGCAAATCCCGAAGCTTTGCCAACATTAATATTGACTCATCATTAAAGATTTTTAATAGCTCTTTAACAGATTGAGAAGACACCCGATATAAGTACGCCTGATGTTGGGTAAGTACTTCAATCAATGATTTATCTTCTTTTGAAGCCATATATCACCTCTACAAAGGAGTGTTATCTCGCTCTATTTCTACCCGCTTCACTTCTTCCTGATAGTCGTGAGCTGGTAATTTACCTGTCATTAGGTATTCCCAATATGTGCGGAAAGAGTTTTTCCCTGAAATAGCACCCTCATAAAGCTGTTTTGCAAGATTAATATCCGTGACCTGCACAATAAACTCAGGTTCAACCGTAAATGAATATTTTGTCGAATCCAGCTTTAACCACTGCGCTGCATACTTAATGGCTTGTTCAATTGCTGCAGCTGCACACATCACGATACTGTGAAGACTTGCCTGCTGGTCATCCTGACGTGCACGGCGTGCCTCACCTGATTCTTGTGTATTGGTATCAATTACTTTAGCCCCAGCTTCTAATGCTGAATTCTTTTGCGCATCCATTTCCTTTTTAGTGAGTTCAATGCCGTTACCTGAAATTTCTAAATAACCACATTGTGAATTTGGAGGAAGACTCCAGACAGCCATAACACCAGTAACGCTAATATCATCATCATCGTCATCATCAAGGCCACTAATCCAAGGTTGCGGATGGGCCGTATGGTGAAGAGACTGGTAATAATCTGCACTGAGCTGGTAATACTTCAGAGCAGCCTTGGCCATTGTCAAAAGCGGTATGGTACCTACATCCGGAGAATTACTAGTGGCACCGCAGAAAACAAATGGTGTGAAAGAAAGTTGATTACCGCCGAGATCGGGAGTTTTATCTTCCACATTTGAACCATCGAACAATCGGACCGCTAATGCTCCATCATCCATAGATAGAACGCGGTGAACCGTTTTAGTTTCGTGCCCGAATTCATCTTCACTATTATCAAATTGCTCCTCGAGCACTAACAGTTTTAAATCCTTTCGACCACCGATACTGTTTTCCTTCCAGTTGATAATAGATAACGCATCATATAAGGCGAAATATGGCACTCCGTTAGCATCAACATCGACAAGCAGCCCACAGCGCCCAAACTCTAGCAACTCTGAACAAATGCGAATAAAGAGCTGTTTAAGCCCAAAACCGTCATTTGTTGCATTCTCTATCAATCCTTTAAGTAAAGAACTTTCAATCACAATATTCGGCTCAAGCTTTGAAACTAACCCGATCATTGTGCGTAATGCGTCCTGAACCCATAGCGGATACTGAGCTCGACTTAGATAGGCCTTATAAATCCCTCCAGTCTTATCACCCTGCTTTTCTGCCTCGATCATCCCTGCCGATTTAGAAAGGTATTTGGTCTGTGCCTGTTTAATCTGCTTTTCGCCAGCTACGGCATCACGCATAATTAACCAAGCATTTTGCGCAGCAATATACTGCGGATGTTTGTCAGTAACTGCCATAAAAACACCAATAAAAAAGCACCTGTAAAGATGCGTTGTTTAACGAGAAAAACCAGCGATTGTGCGCCGTTTAAATACTTTCTGAATGATGATCGGAAAACGTTTAGCTAATGGATACCCACCAGCATCTCCAACGTGGTCCAATCCAGCACTCTTATCTGGCATTCCAAAGTTGTCATAAACTTGCTGCTCTAAAGTAGCCGTGAAGTTTGGACATTTATTTGTGTTTACTTTGAGGTGTCTTTCCCCATCGGCATTCAGGATCTGGGCATTAACTGCATTGATACGGTCTTTAATGCCCGGGTTCACACCATTCACTTCAACCTTAAAGCCATTTTTCTTTAAAATTGCATGATCGGATTCGCTAAATCCCTTTGATGAAGTTGCTTGCCCTGAAGCGTCTGGTATCACGGTAATATCATGATCAGGAAAACGCTCTTTGATCAGATAACACATAGTTGGTGTATCTCTTACTCCAACCAGTTCATCTAAAGCTCTCGGCTTACCTTCTCGAATGACATAAACCACAGCAGCCATTTTAAGTACGTTAAAGTCCATTCCAATGAGTAAAGGCTCACCTTGCTTAATTTCCTCATCCGTATGATTTAAAACCCGGTCAAAGTCTGGATAAACCGCTCCACTAGTTAAGTTGACGAACTGCCCTTTCAAATAGGCTGATATCAATTGAGGTGGGTAGGATTCATACAGTGATGAAATATAATCGTCTGGCAGATTGGCTTCGTTATCATAAGTCGATGCCTGAATCATGCCGTAAAGTGCCCGTTTCTCAGGGGATGAATTAGCTTCTTTTACAAATTGCTCATAAGTGAATTTAAAGCCTTCTGGTGTTGTTGCCACATCAATACCATTGAGCAAACCAGCTTGTTTAAAGCGCATACGAGCAATGATTTTACGCCAAGCTTGTTGTGCTTTAGTCATCGCCATGACATCTAGCTCATCAATCAAGGCATGTCCGATTTTAAAACCTACAATCGTTGCCGGTTTCTCCATTGATCGACATATGATGGTTGTTCGATATTGCCGACCATAATAGATATCAACTTCTTTGTTGGTTTCATAAACCTTAGTTTTTAATCCCCAATCAAATGCAACTTCATCAATAGTGGGAAAGAAGATGTCACGGATCTGTGGGTATGTTGGCGCAAAATAACCCAAAGGGACCTTTGGAAACTCCCAAGCTTTATTACATAAACTGGAGCAACCTACCCAAGTCTTGCCAGATCCAAAGCCCGCCACAAATGCACGGAATTTCTTTTCCATCTGTAAAAAATTAGCCTGAGGCACATTCAGCGTCGGATTGATGTTCGGCATCTTTTTTACTCGCATCCACAACTTGAATAGTTACCTTGACTGGTGTTGGATCTTCATCACCTTCACCCTCTCTTAACTTTTCAATCTCAAGTTGCTTTAACTCAAGATTTAATAACATCAGGTCATAACCCTGCATTTCTTCCCGAACCTGTTTAATAACCCCTTGCTTCATTAGCCTGTTGTTTTTCCAGTCTTCATAAATCTTCTGAAGTTCTTTAATACGATAGGCTTTATTAGCCAACGGGATGTCATAAACATTCTTTTTAAAGTCTTCTCGAGTTTTGTGAAAAAGGGTTACCAACTTCTTGCTTAGGTTCTTCCCAGTTGTTTTTGTCGGGTCATACGCTTCGCATTGCCTTCGGTCAATTTCAATACCAAATCTCTGTTTGACAGCATCCGCTACCTGTTGAGGGGTATCAAAGCAAGCAAGAGACTGAACTATAAAGATTTTTACAGGCTCTTTAAGTGCCGCCATACCTCCCCCTTTGTCCAACTACGTCCAACAAAACAGGCAAAAAAAAGAGCCATTAGGCTCAATTGATTACACAGTTGCCGCAGCATTTTGAAATATCAAGATTCGAAACAAACGGCGGATTCTTTGCGACTTCAATAAGTCGCTTAACATTTTTGCTTGGTCCATAACGTTTAACTACGCCAATAAACTCTTCAACGTCATGACCTGCAAGATAGTGCTTAGGAAGACCAGAACTATCGCTATAAACAATTTCTCCGTCCTCGTCTCTCATCACTCCAATGTGGTAAAGCTCATGTTCAAGCAAGTAACAGAACTCTGTATCGTTTGCACGCTCACAGAAAGAAGCGTCGACAGTTATTAAGTATGTTGGCACAAAGCCGAACCAGTCTCGCATTTGCTGCTCTTGTCGGGCTTTCTTCCAGCCGCCTTGTTGAAACATAACCTTTTCACATTGCCCCAGCACCATCGCCTGCTTGCTTTTATATGCAGAAGAGGCCCAGGCAAATGCTAAAAATTCTTCATTATCGTGAAGCAGCTCAGCTATGTGATCATGATCGGGGTTATAAAGAGGTCCACCAATAGTTAAGTAATTAGCAACAACCCATTTTTTTAGATCTGGTGCTGGTGTTAGTCTAATTGCTTCTTCTTCATCTGCTTGATCAATAAAATCAGTTGGAGGAAATGGTCTGATCTGATCCAT